TTTTGGACTTGTTAGCAACACGTTGTACATATGGTTCAATGTCCTTATCGTCCATATTACCCACAAATACTTTGAATACACGTCTTTCAGGTGCTCTTGATGTTCTATAAATTAACATTGCATCTTCTGCAAGTAAAAGTTGTTTCCAAATTCTTCTAATCTTATCTAACATAGAAGTACCATATGGTAATTTTCTATCGTCGCCCAATAATCTAAAATGTGCAATTTCCCACGCTTGGAATTCCATCTCTTTGGTTTTCCAATTAAATCTTAATTCTCTTGATGGCACTTTAGTGTCTCTAGTTTGAGTTGGTTGTTTTGATGCCGCACCCTCAATTCTTTCAATTTCAATATTAGGAAGTTGTTGACAACCAACAATACCTTTTTCTGGATCTATCTTTAAATAAACAAAATCATCACCATACTTACAAAGACCTCTAGTCCACATTTGTAAGTTAGTGTTAATGTCTAATTTATCATAGAATAATTCTTCTAATATTCCTTTAATTCTTTCTGAGTCGGAAAATATTGTTAATATTTGACCCTTCTCGGACATTGTTGTTGATTCTTCTGAATAGATATCTAACGCTGCGGAAATTTCAGGAGTAAACTCCATAGACTCATAGTCATAATATGCCGATATTCTATTTGGTTCGTAATATACCGATTGATTATAAAGAGATTGGTCAAGTTTTGTCCACTTATCCGCTATATATTGACTTTGTTGTGCTTGCAACATTGCCTTTTCATATTCCTCTTTACTATCTGTTTTTAATAATTCGTCTTTACTGAAATTAAATGAGGGTGTCTTGTCAACTTTCGTTTGACCCGGATACCCAAACATCTTGGTTAATTTCTGAAAAACTGTTAGATTCTGATCTGCCATGTTTATAAATAGTTTTCTTTAAGAATATATACTTTTTTATTTGGATTAAAAAGACTATTTGGACTTACCAAATAACCAAGAATATTCTTTGTACGCCTCTCTTGGTACTCCTGAAGGGTTATTCTGATGATAAATTTTATTATTATCCATACCCATCGACCCTATTTGGTCAAATGATGTCCCATATGAATAAAATGTTTTATTTGGTTCATATGTCCTTTCGCTCATTGTCCACGAATCCAACATAGCCTTATTCGCGTTTTCATTTTTCTCTAATTGATTAAATGACATATCGGCAACATAAAGTGCCATAGATAATCCCATAATTGCATCGTCGTGTGTACCTTTCATGTGGTCGGGTCTACCATTCATATAGACAAACGTATTAAGTTCATTTAACAATCTACTTGACCTAACCGCAAATCCTTTCCTTAGTTGTTCCTCAAACGCCGCAACGATTTGTGTTCTTTTATTGTTGAAACTAAGTCCTGGTATTTTTTCCATAGCCTTAGAATTATATTCCCATATATTTTTAGTGTTAATACCGTCAATATATAGATTTTTATAATTCATTTCTTGTAGTTTTCTTGATGTCGCCACACCCATACCACCTGTAATATCTATAACAATAAACGCTTCATACAATATACCCCATTTGTAAGCAACCGATGCTAAATCGTCTGGTGGTATCTTACCTATGTATTCGGCGACCTGTTCTCTTTCGTCAAAATCAATAATACTAATTGCTGAAAAGTCCTCACTGTCACCTCTACTTACATCGACACCCATAATATAACGATGTCCTTGGATTGGTTCTTTCCACTGCCAAAATGTACCTTGCATGTATTTCTCTTTAGGTACACGAATCATATTTTTGGCAATATTTTCTTGGACATCTCCGGGTATTACCCCATCTCCCGAACCTAAGAAATCACATTCTAATTCCTGAGCAATCTTACGTCTATCGTATTTAAATTTCTTAGACATAGATTCAAACCAAGATGAAAATGGTTTATAACCTAACTCCACTAATTCTTGATACTTATCCATATCAAAGTCATATAAGACAACTTCATTGTCGTCATATTGTTCTCTATTTAACATGTAGTGACAGATATCCTGACACTTAACCCAACGTAAGTCTTTAGTATAACGAGGGTCTTTAAACCACCTTAAATCGGTAATATGAAAATCATTCACTCCACGAATTGCTTGGTCGTAAACACCGTAATAGATAGGGTCATATCCATTTGGAGTTGATACAAGGATAATCTTACCTCCCGTTGATAGGGACGCCATAGATGCTGCCCAAAAATCGTCACCAGCTTCAATATATGCTGCCTCATCAAATACAAGTATGGTAGGTGTATAACCACGTAAGGCATCGGCAGATGTTGCCACCGCTTTAACTTCACATCCATTATTTAATTTGAATCGACTTTCAGAGTTTTTATCTACTGAGAACCCAACATTAATCCAATCTGGCCATTGTTCTAAGAAGTGACGAACTTTATTCGCCATTTCCACCGCAGTATCTTTCTTATTAGCAATTAATAAAACTCTTTCGGGTTCTGTTGCCTTTGCTGTTTGTAGTTTGTGAGAAATCCACGCCGCAGTTACGGTGGTTACCCCCGCCTGTCTATATTTTCTTGTGATATTCTCATTATATGTTTCATAGTCATTTATTAACTGAATTTGGTCAGGAAATAACTCTAACGGAACGTATTTTTTTTGAGTGTTGTCATATGTTTGAAGATAGGTCCTTAACGCATAAGGAACGTCTTTCATTATCTTCGCATATTCTTTTAACTGTTCTAATTTAGAATTCATATATGTATAAATACAAAAAAGGAGGTTAAAAAACCTCCTTTGTATTATTCTTCGTCAGGTCTACGTATACCTAACCCACCTAAAAAATCGTCAAAATCGTCATCATCAGTCTCATCACTAATATTGTTTAACTCATCATCAAACTGATTCATTGTTTCGGTGTAATCGTAATCTTTTATTTCTTGTTCGATTGCTTTATATAATAAACCCATTAAGTTTTTACCATTTTCCGAACCAGATAAAATTTCCTTCATTAATATTAAAAACTCTTTTGCTGGTTTTTGAATGATGTGAGAAAATAATAATAATTGAATTTTATATTTCTCCTCATCAACCAATACTTCTTCAGGAAATTGTTTTCTTACTCTTTCCCAAATTGCAGGTCCCAAACGTAAATCCCACATTTCTTTTTCTAATGTGTCTTCACTATCCTCAATGTCGGTAAAATCAGTTTCATTACCCTCTTCGTCTTTTGGTCTACCTTGAATGGCCACTAACTCCATAACTCCCTTAATTAATTCATGAACCAATATAGGAAAGTTAATACCTCTAGCAACAATCGTTGGTGGGTCCGTTTCTCTATCTACACTTTCCTTACCACCTACTTGAGGTTCTCCACCTCCACCACCCATCATCATTTGCATGGTTTCATCACTTAATTGCCAATATAAAGAATCGTTAATCGACATCAATATTCCATATTGATTAACTAAACTTTCTGAACCTGTTATTTCTCTAATTCTTTCAGCAACATAATGATACATGTAATGTCCTTTTTTGGATGCACCTTGTACCATAGAGTTTATTAAACGTCTCTTTGCCTTTTCTAAACTTAAAGTTTCTAATTCATTAAATAAATCTTGTTCAATGTTTACTTCTTGTTGATTTTGTTCTTCTTCCCCACCCTGTTCTGATTCTTTATTGAAATCATCAGTACTAATTTCACCAACCCCAACAATTTTTGCATCAAATTGAACATCTCCCTCTTCTAAACCCATTTCCTTCATTACTAACTCAATTGCCAACGATTCTAATTGTTCTCTATATTGACTTTCAGTTCTAACGATTTGATTATGAGCGTTCATCATTGTTTGAGCCAAAGGCATAATACCTTGACTCCCACTTAATGTTGTATTATCACCGGTGTATTGTCTAACTCTTTGTACTACTTCTTTATATCTTTCTGATGCCAATAATTCTTGGAAATTCTTATTTGGCTCCTCGCCAGTACTTGGTAATGGAACCTTTTTCATTGGAGTATCTCCCTGAGCCAATTTATCTTGTAATCCTTGGTCAGGTCTGTCCTGTGTATCAAAATCCATTGCCATTTCTTTCAAATTTTCTTTGATTAAAGATAACAATTTTTTCTTTGTAAATGACATTTTATTTACTTTTTTTATTTTCTTTTAACGCTTTAGGTTTTGGATTTGGTCCAGGTCCCGGCTTAAATGGTGTTTTTCTTGGGTCTTTGTTTGGAGCTGGTTTTGTACCTGGCTCTTTTGTTGGTGCCGGTTTTGTTGTTGGTTCAGTTTTAGGTTCTGCAGCATCAACAATCGAATCGTAAGTCATAAACTCAGGAACCCCATTGTGTCCTTTTTTAACTTTAGGACCATGTTGTACCATTGTATCTGATTCGTTTAATTTTACATTAATTAATTCCATAATTTCATTTTTTGATGTGAAACTATGATACTTATTTTCCACCAATTTCTCAACCCATTCTTTAACGTCAGATTTTTTACATTCACATTTTGATTTTTCGCAATTGCATTTTTCACACATTTCACCTTCCTTCACTTCCTTTTTTTGACCCTTTAATATTTTAAAATCTTGACCGTCAATTTTTCCGTTGTGGTTTTTATCTAATTTGTTTTGTCCACCTTTTAATTCTTCGCCAACCTCTTTTTTCTTCTCTTCGTATGTTTCGATAGATTTGTTTTGTTTTTTAGCGTCGGCAATTTTTTGAACAGACAATGGGTCTTTCTTTGAAATCATTATATCGGCCTCACCTAACAATCTTTCAGATAATTCTAAAAGTTGTTTATCTGTAAACCTAACCAATGTCTTTTCTGACATTCCTTCCTTAATTAATTTCTCTACTAATGTTGACCTTTTCATACGTTTTTGAATTTTATTTCTTCTTTTAAAAGAATGTAACTTCTTTGTTTTAATTTTTTTGTAACATTTTCCAATGATTCCCCAAATTTAAAAGTTAATCTACCAACCTCAACTTCAATATCAAACTTTTCCCACGCTAATGCAATTACACCATCCACAGCATCAATAACTCCGAAATAATCGGAGTTTTGAATCAATTCTAAATCTAAATCGGTATTCTTTAAAAGACCTACCAATTTAACGTATTCAATATCTGGTGATTTTGTTTTTGAAGTTGCAGATGCGGGTACAACAAACCACTCGTCTATGTCAATTTCAGAGGAATCACTAAAAATAAATTCATATTGTTTCTGACCTTTATAATCGGAACCAATCTCATTGACATATATTAAATTCATTTTAGTTAAAATATTTACTTAATCTCTCACCAATTGCTTGGTTGATATCGTTTTTTATTTCATCTAAATCTAATTCTTTTAATTCGTCCTTTTCTTCAATACTACCTAAATCTGAATAGTTTGAAAGGTTAATCTCATCTGCTTCAATTGGTGTGTTAATAAAAGATTCTAAAGCATCCATTGAATCATACTCGTTCATTTCTGCCTCGGGTTCCATTGCTGGTTCCTCAGCCGGAATGTCATCCTCAGCAGATGGTTCTTCTGACCCCATTTCATCTTCCTCTCTTTCAAATTTCTTACCTATTTCTTCAATATCTTCGTCATCTAAATTATCCAATTTAACTGCGGAAATAACCATATTTAAAATATATTTAATATCATCACTTTCCATTTGATCCTGTAAATCTCTTAATTCTTGACCTAATTTACCCGCGTATTTTTGAGCTTCAGCCATATATGATGAACGTTTTCCCGCTTCATCATCTGCAGCAACATCTTCTCCACCCATATCGTCCATTGGTGGTGCAACATCATCTGAAGGTGCTGTCGTATCATCAATTGGTGGTACGTCTCCTGATGCGTCCGCCTCAGGTGCTGGTGGTAAATCCATAGAAGGTTCTGGTATTGGAGCCTCTTCTTGTGGTTTGTTTTGTTTTAAAACATATTTTGTTGCTTCTTGTAATTCCTCTTGACCTTTAATAAAATCAAGTCTTTTGTATGCGTCAGCATATGATGAAAATCTATTTTTGTTTTTCATGAACATTCCACCGATATAATCGAGTGAAGATTCATTTAAACCTCTTTTTACATAGTATCCGTCTTTTTCTTTAACGATACCATATACACCACCGGTTTTAGATTCCTTTACTAATTCTGGTTTTACAGAAGAAGACTTTTTATTTTTGTCGTTGAAGTAGGTTAACTCTAGGATTCTTTTTAATTTATCGTCTCCGTTAAGTTTTTCGCTACCAAGGGGTTTTAAATCTGCCATTTTATAAATTGTTAGATATACTTATTCTTATCCTATAAATACATAGATATATAGAAAAAAATAGGTATAATTATTGTGTTATGGACAATTTCTTATCTGTTATGTCCTTTTTTAATTTTATTAGTTTTTCAATATACCCGTTTCTTCTTAGTAATTTGAAAGTTAAATTCTCGTAAGAATACTCTCCTCCACTATCTAATCCACTTTGTCTGAACTCTTTTATTTTCTTTCTTAACCCCTCAATTTGAGATAAAACGTCTGTTTTATGTGATTTCTTTATTAAAGAATCAATCTGTTTTGCATAGTGTTCACCCTTTTGTAAAATCATTCTATCATCAATATTTGGAGTTTCCTTTTTGGGTTCAACCAACCATTTATTATGTAAAATAGAATAAACACCAGAAGAAATATGTTCCTCATTTACATCTTGAACATAAACCTCAACATCATAACCCTTTATCTTAATATCGTGTTTTTCGTTCCAAATATTTTTCTTAGCATCGAAAAATTCCTTAACTAAATCAATTGGGTATTCCGTTTCATCAAAATCGATTAAAACGTGAAGATCAACATCAGAATATTGTGACCAATTAAAATTGGATAATGAACCTGTTAATATAACATCATGAATAAAAAACTCAACGCCAAAAGACTCAACAAAATCGTTGGATATCTCAATTAATCTTTTTCTAATATCATCACGCATGACATAAGTCTCATCTGATAGTTCAAATATGTTATCAGATAACGAATCCTTTGACGTAAATGATTTGATAATTTTCTTATCAAGTTCTTTATCCTCTATTAATTCTTCAAATAGACTCATGATATTTTAGTATACTTATGACTTCTACCGATATTTTCGTTGAAGTATTTCCCTTGAGATTCGGACATTCTAAACTTAGTGAACTTATTCCAAGGGACTTTATTATATACATAAATACTACCATTGTTGAAAGTGATAGTCAAGTCTTCGGTTTCCGTGTTGTAAGATGCGGTTTTAAGGTTAGACGATTGAATTGTAACCTCAATAATTGTACCGTCAATTTTTTCTGATATAATTCCCATAATGATAAATATTTTATACCATAATATAAGAAAAATAACCCAAATAAAAAACCCCGATTTCTCGGGGTTATATTAAAACTTCTTTTTTAATTGGCTCAGTAACTTATCATTAAGATGTTCTTTTCTTGATTTACTATCAATTTCGGGACCGTTAAATTTATTACGTAAGGATTCTCCATCGGTTCTTTGTTGTAATAAAATATTGGCCTTCTCAATATGATTACGCTTCATTAAATTTTTATTCATGATATCTGTTTATTATAAATACAAAAAAACCCCGTAAAGACGGGGTTTAGTTTAAGTAAGGGAAATTAACCTCTCAATAGACTTTTTCTTATCAATTGGGAGAATTAACTCAAGAACTCCATTCTCAACCTTACCAACGATGTCCTTTTCTTTTACATCGTCAGGAATGTTATAGGATTTTACAAAAGAAGTGGTGAAATGATTTCTTTCGTCCTTTTCTTCCCTCTCAAATGAAATTCTTAAAATCCCCTCTTTTGTGGAGATTTTTAAATCTTCCTTGGTTAAACCGGGAACACTTATTGATACGTTATACTCGGTTTCATTTTTTTGAACTCGAGTTTCTGGTGTTTTTAAGAATTTTGAAGTGTCAAATGCACTTTCAAAACCTTGGAAAAATGGGTCTTTAAATAATGTAATCATACTTTACGTTTTATTAGGTTTTTATTTTACATATTATTAATTTTTTATTTTACAAATTGTAAACCAAATGTATAAAACTGACATTTAGACATTCGTTAGACATTTTTTTAGACATTTTGTCTTTTGTTTGTTTTTTAGAACGAAATGTGTTATATTTGTACTGTAAACTAAACTTATAAAATATGTCCGTAGATTTTTTTGAAGATGGTCCAACCACAAACCCTAAAAAGGTAAAGAAAGGTTCTACAACACCAATTTTAGATAACTTCTCAAGAGATCTTGTAAAGATGGCTGAAGAGGGTAAAATTGATCCGGTTGTTGGTAGAGATAAAGAGGTAAAAAGAATTGCACAGATTCTTTCAAGAAAAAAGAAAAATAATGCGGTTATTGTTGGCGATGCGGGTGTTGGTAAATCTGCGTTAGTTGAGAAATTGGCATTAATGATATTCAAAGGAGAATGTCCTACCAATCTTTTAGATAAAAGAGTAATGTCATTAGATTTAACTTCTCTTGTTGCCGGTACAAAATATAGAGGTCAGTTTGAAGAAAGAATTAAGGCCATTTTAAACGAATTACAAGAATCTCCAAATGTTATTGTGTTTATTGATGAATTACATACCATGGTTGGTGCGGGTAATGCGAGTGGGTCGATGGATGCTGCGAATATTTTAAAACCGGCATTGGCACGTGGAGAAATACAATGTATTGGTGCAACAACATTAGATGAATTTAAAAAACACATTGAAAAAGATGCTGCACTTGTTAGACGTTTTCAAAAAGTTATTTTAAAAGAACCGACTCAATCGGAAACTGTTGAGATTTTAAATAATCTTTTACCGTCATATGAAGAATTCCATAAAGTAAAATATGAAGATGGTGTTGTTGACACTATCGTGAAATTATCTTCAAGATATATTACCGACAGACAATTTCCTGATAAAGCAATCGACGTATTAGATGAATTAGGTTCAGAAAAGAGAGTTATTTCTAGAATACCCGAATCCATTGAAAAATTAAAAAAGGAAGTGGATGAGATTAAAGAAAGAAAATTATTGGTTGTAAAAAATCAAAATTACGAAAAAGCTGCAAAGTTACGAGACGAGGAAAAAAAGGTTATAGGTAAACTTGAGGAAGAAAAAAATAAGTGGTCTGAAAAACAAAAAGACAACAAAACACCTGTAAGTGTTGACGATGTTTATAATATTGTTACAGACATGACAGGTGTCCCAATAACGAAACTCGATAGTAAAGAGACTCAAAAATTACTTAAATTGGAGGAAACTCTTTCAACAAAAGTGATTGGTCAAGATGAGGCGGTTACAACCATCTCAAAATCAATTAGACGTAATCGTGTTGGTATTAAAGATGCAAATAAACCTATTGGTTCATTTATTTTCATCGGATCTACTGGTGTAGGTAAAACATTTTTAGCAAAATCTATTGCGGAGACCTTATTTGGTGACCCTGAAAAAATTATTCGTGTAGACATGAGTGAGTTCATGGAAAAACACAACGTTTCTAAATTAATCGGTTCTCCTCCCGGATATGTTGGATATGATGAAGGTGGTCAATTAACTGAAAAAGTTAAAAATAATCCATTCTCTGTTATTTTATTTGATGAAGTGGAGAAAGCACATAAAGATGTTTTTAACCTCCTACTTCAAATTTTAGATGAAGGTCATTTAACCGATTCTTTTGGTCGTAAAGTTAATTTTACTAATACAATCATCATCATGACATCAAATGTTGGCGCAAAAAGAGTTTCCGAATTTGGTGGTGGTGTTGGTTTTAATACAAAAGGAACTGACGAGCAAACATATGAGGTTAAAAAATCTATGATTCAGAAATCATTAAAACAACAATTCAATCCTGAGTTTTTGAATCGCATTGATGACATCATTCTTTTCAATTCATTAAGTGAAGATGTTCTTAAGAAGATTATTAATATTGAAGTTGGTAAACTTGTTAATAGACTTAAAGATAAGAACTATAAGGTCTTATTTGATAAAACGGTAATCGGTAGAATTTTTGAATTAAATGTTCAAGAAGAATATGGTGCTCGTCCGATTAAAAGAATTATACAAAACCTATGTGAAGATTTTCTTAGTGAAGAAATCTTAAAAGGTAACATTATTGAAAATCAACAAGTTACTTTAAAATTTAAAGACGAAAAATTGAATATTGTAAAAAAAATATTATAAATATTTAGTTTTTTTGTAAAAACATATATATTTATATTCTCAGAGGTACTCTTTGTCGATTACCTTTTCGTTTTTTTTCAATAAGTAAGTGGGGTTGAACCCACCCAAAGACCTTAAACCCCGACATCTCGTTGGGGTTTTTTATTATTATTTGTTTATCCGAAAAAATTTTATTATATTTACTATATATGAAAAAATATACATTTATCTTCGCTATTGGTGCCATGTTGGCATTAACAGCATGTGGTTCAGGGTCTACCACAACTGAAACAACTGACTCTACGTCGGTTAATTTAGATTCTACTGCAGTAACTGCAACGGACTCAACAACCGCCGAAATTCCATCGGGTGGTTCAAATACGACGACTACTGATGACGGTTTAAAAAAACCTTTAGTAGAAGAAGTTAAATAAAAAATTAGGCCGGCTAATACCGGCCCTATTTTTTAAATTGTTAATTATGGAGAAAGAATACGTTGGTGATTTAATACTTTTAAGAGGTGTTCCTGGTAGTGGAAAAACCACATTAGGAAATGCAATTCTTTTTACCAACCAATCAAATATTCAAGACGTGTTATCTGCGGATAATTTTTTTATTAACGAAAAGAAAGAATACGTCTTTGATTTTAGTAAATTAAAAGAGGCTCATAACGATTGTCAAGTTAAATGTGCTGAACGTATGAGAAATGAATTTTCTAAAATTGTAGTTGCAAACACATTTACTCAAGAATGGGAAATGGAACCGTATTTTTTAATGGCCGAAAGATATAATTATAGAATCCATACCGTAATTGTTGAAAACAGACACGGTAATAAAAATATTCATAATGTTCCAGATGAAAAGATTGAACAAATGATTAAAAGATTTGAAGTAAAATTATAACATGAAACTTTATATAGATTTAGGTATTGAGAAATGGTCAATTCATTTATTACCCATAGTGGATTTATATTTTGACGCTCACTCCCCACATGTTCATAATAGATTATTTAAAGACGGTATACACGGTTTATATTTTTCATTTACATGGTTAAAGTGGACTTTAACCTTCGGTGTTTATAAAACTTTATAATGTTAGAAACATTAGAAAAATATCATAAAGATGGTTTGTTACATAAACAAACCCATCCAACTTTCGATTTAACTATTTGGAATTATTCACCAAAAGTTCAATACGAGAAATTGTGGGACGAAATAACTTTGCAATGTCGTGGGTTGGTAACGAACTCAAAAGGTCAAGTTGTTGCACGACCATTTAAAAAATTCTTTAACTACGAAGAACATAAACCAGAAGACATCCCAAATGAAGATTATGTTGTCTATGAAAAAATGGACGGATCGTTAGGAATTCTTTTTTATTATAAAGAAGAATTGACAGATGAGAGAAGATATAACATATGGTTTAATAACAATTACGAAACGGGTATGGAGAGGTTTTTTGACCCAAATAACTTACCTGATTATGATAATCCTTATTATGAACCAACACCAAAGACAAAAGGTGAATGGATTTTAGCAACACGCGGTTCGTTTACATCACCTCAAGCAATTAAAGGTAAAGAAATACTTGATAAGCACGATATTAGTGCCATAAGAAAAGACAACACATATTTGTTTGAAATTATTTATCCCGAAAATAGAATTGTTGTTGATTATAAAGGTGAAGAAAAATTAGTAGTACTTGGTGCAATTCATACCGATACCGGTTTTGAAATCCCCGACAGTTCATTATTTTGGTTACAAGATTGTGGATTTGAAATTGTAACAACATATAAGACTTGGGGTGAGGGGTATGATATACTTAAAGAAGAAATTAGTAAGGATAAAGAAGGTTATGTTATTCGTTTTAAAAGTGGGTTTAGAATGAAAATTAAAGGGGATGAATATAAACGTCTTCATAAAATCTTAACTAATATATCTAATCGTGACATATGGGAATATTTGAAAGATAATAGACCATTTGATGAATTACTCGAAAAGGTTCCGGATGAATTTAACGATTGGGTTAAAGAAACTGTTAGGGATTTTACAATTAGATTTGATAATATTAACAAGGATTATATTGAGATTTATGAAAATTTAAAATCACGAAATTTAGATAGAAAAGAGTTTGCAATTAGGGCAAAAGAATATAGACACTCTAACATTTTATTTAACATGTTAGACGGAAAAGAACATAAACAAAATATTTGGAAAATTATATATCCAACTTATTCAAAACCATTTAAGAAAGATGAAAATTGAAAAAAAAAGATTATATTTAGATGATGTGAGAACACCAATTACCGAAGATTGGATTGTTGTTCGTAATTATGATGAATTTGTTGTGCAAATAAAACTACATGGGTTGGGTACCTTTGAGGTAATTTCTCTTGATCATGATTTAGGTGAAAGTGCAATGGTTGAATATTATACAAATGTTAAAAACAATTACGAATTAAACTACAATAATATAGTTGAAAAAACCGGTATGGATTGTTGTAAGTTTTTAGTAAGTGAGAGTATGAATAAAAATATACCTCTTCCGCAAATTTATGTACATTCAGCAAATCCAATTGGTAGTGCAAACATGATGGGATATATTAACAATTATTTTAAAAATTGTAAAACACCCCAAACTTGTATAAGGGTAGAAATAAAACACACAATAGATGAAAGTCATCTATTACCACCAGAGGCAAGAAAAGCCAAATGGGATAGAACAAAAAATTAAATTTATATATGTATCAAGGAGTTCAAGTTTTTCAAAAAGAAAATAAGAGAATAATATCTTTTCTTAGATGTGGTCATCGAAGTATAAAGGAAATAAAGGACGTTGATGGACTTTCTTTTTTTAAGAATTTACCAATAGGTCCTGAATTTGTAAAACTTTATGACATTTATTCTTACACAGGAAAAACATTTTTTGTGATGAGAGACCCATTTGAACATTTATTAAGTGCAATTACGTTTACAATGGGTATTAATTATGACGATTCTTTAAACAATAACGGAACATTTCACTTACTTGGTGATGAAGAAAAGTTACAATTAACAATCAACGAAGTTTTTGAACAAAAAGAAAATTTTCATTGGGTTAATAAAAGATATCAATTTATCTATAAATCAATTGCTACGAATCTATATAAAGATTTTAAATACGAATTCGTTCTGTTAAAAGATTTAACACAATTTCTTAATGACGAATTTGATATTAAAGAAGTGCCGAATATTGAGAATTTCGGTCACCCAAATTATTCTCCTACATTTGTTACGAAATTATTAAAACAAAAACGATACGATAATATTAAAAGTTTACTTGATATGTGTTTCATTGAAAGGTATTATTTTTATCTTCTTAGGAACAACAATGTGAAAATAAATTTTTTCCACGATTCCTTAATTAATTAAAAAAAATAGTATATTTGTACCTATAAACAACTTACCAATGACTAACCCCAAAAAACCTAAACAAACCTATTTTAAAGAACTTTTCTTAGAAGGTAGATATAAAGACTTCAACGATTTTTACGATGAAAATAAGTTAATCATCTACAAGTCAATTATCGATATATTTGTAGAGTTCAAAAAGACCAGAAAAAAAACACTTACCTTAAACATATCCGCAAAAATTAAAGGGATGGATTGGGATACTGAATTTACCTTTAATAGGGATGAAACTATTGTATTAAAAAGAGATGTTTTACCTTATTTTGAAGATATTGAAGATTACGAATCGTGCTCCGAAATATTAAATTTATACAAAGACTTGACTTTTAAAAAAGAAAATATTACAATTTAAATGTATCAGGAGAGAGGTACATTTATTTTTTGTCATATCCCCGTTGGATTAGTCCATCGGGGATTTTTATTTATTATAGAATCATTCTAGACCCTATAAGGAAATTACTTAGAAATGGAGAACCTGAAGCGGTGTTACCACTTAGTTTGTAGTTTATACTTAAACCAAATCGTTTACTTAATTTATAATCAAACGATGAACCCAATAAAAATCCCATATTTCTATTTACTGTTGACGTACCCGCAACACTATTCCAAGATAGGGGGGCAAACATTGTAAATATTTGTGGAGAAACAGTTAACTTTTTACTATACTGATACGGTTTAGTCCAAAACGCAACCACGGATGACGACATGTTATAATCATAACCGTTCTTTTCATTTTTAAGAAGTAAATTTATTAACCCCAAATTATATCCAAACACTCCTCTTTTGAGTGTTGGTTTAATATAAGTGTAACCCAATAGATTCATGTAATTACCATTTAAATATGCAAATGCGGTTGAGTATGAATGTATCGCCTTAAGTTTACCTTCTGAAAAATCCATTTTAGTATATCCACCACTAACTATGAATGTCTTTAAATCACTCATTATGACAGTGTTTGCCGAATAACTTTCATCTCCCATTAAGGATGATTTTGAAACTCCAATCGTTGCAGATTGTAACCATCTACCATCTGGAGATTCTATTGTTGATAAATCTGAAGATAGTAACATTGGATTAGATGCCACCGCTTTTTCTTTTTTCTTTTCTTCCTTCTTCTTCTCTTCCTCTTTTTTATCTTCCTTCTTTTCTTCCGATTTAGACTCCTCTTTCTTTTCCTCTTTAGATTCAGATTTAGATTCTTCTTTCTTTTCTTCACTTTTACTCTCTGACTTACTTTCAGATTTTGATTCCGATTTTGATTCGGTTTTTGATTCAGTCTTTGTTTCAGTTTTACTCTCTGAAGATGAAGATGAAGACGAACTAGAGGATGAACCGCCATTTGATGAGGATGATGAACCACTAGCCGGTGGAGGTGGTGTAGACCCACTACTTGCCGGTGGTGGGGTTGTTACAGGCGGTGTTGAGCTTGCCGCTGCCGAACTTGCAGTACTACTTGCGGCGGAACTTGCCGATGATGATGCGGCACTACTTGCAGCAGAACTCGCTGCGGTTGCCGCAGCATTACTCGCGGTTTGTGCCGCGGCATTTGCCACTGTCTGTTGTACAATTGGATTGTTAATTACAGGACACGTTAATGCCTCGTATGTTACTTTAGTGGTTATTAACCATGTTTGTACAACACCAGTTTGTACCTCAAGAGGGGAAAATGTTCTTACTTGGTTATAAAAGGACACGGTAGCACTACCATTCATCATGGTTGTAGTTGCTATCTTTTTTTCACCACTACATTTATCAATAAATGTTTGTGTGTATGTTTGTGAAAAAGATTTGGAACTAAAAAATAATATTAGGAGAGAGATAATATATTTTTTCATTATTTGTTATTCAAACCTATCGATATTTGATTGTAATTTCTTATTGGGTCTCTATCTAGTTTTAATGTCATGAATTTAAAATCCCTTATAATACCAAATTTAAATGTTGTAAAATTTGAATTTGATTTAGGAAATGATATTCCACCAAGAGCGTCTCTACCTTGGTATCTAATATTCTCATTACCAAATCCAATCATTCCATGAACACCTAATTTACCGAATCTTTTTCCTCCACCAAGATATAACGTTCCTTGTTTAATGAAGTCATTCTTACTTAACGGAAAATCAACTTCATTAATTCTACCATATGGATAATATTGATTTTGATCAATGTCATAAGACATGGTATAATCTAAAATAAAATAACCTTTTTTTCCACCTGCAGCTCCCCAAAAAGATGCTTGTTTATTGTTTGTATACCCAAAACCAAAAGTTGTATAAATTGATTCTTTTCTAATTGTATCTCTTCTTCCATTTTCATATACATGGATTACACTTCTTTGTCTCCATCCCAAATCATCATACCAAATATATGGAAATGGTTGGTACCACCCCCAATTACCCCAGTAGTAACCATAAGGGTTTGTTACACCACCTCTCCATCTTCTTACTAATGGTTGTTGTGGAATGGGTTGACCTGGTCTAATTGGTTCGGTTTGTGTTCTCCACCTACTTACATCATTTCTTTGTGGAGTTGATGGTTGAATTCTTGGAGTTTCTACTCTTTGTTGTGGAGGATTAGTTCTACACGATGAAACTTGTCCTAACATTATAGTTGGGATAAGTAATAATGAGATTAATAACGATTTCATATGGTTATTCTTTTATTATAAA